ATCATCGAAGCAATTGCAGACGGTAAAGTAACGACTGAAGAATTTGAAACAATCATTAAGGAATTCTCTACTGCTTCTAGAAGATGGGCGAAATCAAATCGTCACTACTTCAACGTTTCAGAAGATGGTATCTCACTGTCGAAGTACGGCCAGAGAATCCTATCTAAAATTAAAACAGTAAACGAAAATGAATAAGATTCACACAACATTCGAAAGCTTTGTTAATGAGTCATTAGAGGTTAACGAAGCATTCAAGTCTTCAAAGTTGGCTTCTATTCTTGGCCTATCTTCGGCTAGGAAGGACATAATGAAAGCAGTTTATAATTTCACTAAGGTTAAGCTAGATGAAATTACTGACGATCAAGTGGTTGAACTACACCCAGCTGAGGCTTATAAGACCAAAGCTCACCCTAACGCTATCTTTTTCTATATCTCCGATAATGAGAAAGGAAACCCATACGCTGATCACAGTCAATCTAAATACACCGGTTACGGTACTATTCCAGGTAACACTCTTTTGGCCATTGCAAATGGTAAAAATGAAATGTTTGCAATGGATTACACTAGAGGATGGAATAGATCAGCTCCTTACGAACCAAAACTAAAGAATGCCGGTAAATACGGTAAAGAAGCTTCATCTATAGGCATTGACAAGCAACATTCTGGTTATGGTGCTTCAGGTCTATCAAACATCAAGAGAATTTCTGAGGTTTCAGATAGAGTTCTAATGTTTGATCCATCTATTCTTCCAAGCGCTGCAGATCAAAAAGCTAGCAGATCAGCTGCTAAAGCAGGCGCAACAGCATTCATGACAGATAAGGAATTCAAACAGGAGAACATGAACAGATACAAAATGATTCTTGCAACTAGAGCAGCCAGCGATGATATTGACGGTATGGTTGAAAAGGCAATTGAAACTGTAACTGGACATATTCAAAGCGCTCTTAAGAATAAGACTGCGGGTAGATACGAGTCAATGATCATTGGCACCGACAAGAAAGGTCGCGAAATCTCTATGAGAGATGCCGCTAACGTTATTTCTAATATACTTGACATGTATCAAAGTTATGTTAGATACACTAACGATGCTAAAAATCCTGAAGGTAGTAAATACTACACAAGAGAAGCTTCTACCTACGCTAAGAGCATTAAAGACAAGGTTAAAAAAGTAAATGACATGGATTACGCTTGGTAATCATTAAACCAACTAAAGATTAAACATATCTATAAATAATGAAACACGTAAAACTATTTGAACAATTCATCTTCGAAGCTTCTAACGAGAAGAGAATTAAAGAGATTCAAGCAGAATTGCAGGACATCGAAAAAGAAATGGAAGATGTTCAAGACGCTATGGACAATGGCGACTTTGATGAAGATGAGGCTGAACTTCGCCTAAATGATCTAGACGGTAACAAACTAGATCTAGAAGCTGAATTAGAAAAGCTTAAAGGTGGTGATAAAGACAAAGATCAAGAGAAAGTTAGACCAGTTGTTGCAAAAACAATTCAAATTATTGGAGAATTGAGTTATCAATCTTCTAAATGGTCTGCAATGTTGCAACACGTTCCATCAGATAAGAAAAATTTGATGAAATCTTTGAAAGAGAGAGACGAAGCAGAGGAGACGAAAGCAGATGCAGTTGCAGAAAAGGTGATTGCTAAATGCGATAAGTTAGAGGATAAAATGTCATCGGATATGTTAGCGCTATATTCTTTTGCTAAAGGTGAATATAAATCATCAAGAAAAGCTTTTATGAAAGCAGGATCAGCATTACAAGGTGTAAAAGAGACTTGTAAAGATCTTAAAAAGGGTTGCGATGAAGTTGCAGCTCGTAAAAAGACATACGACGAAGTATTTTCTAAATTTCAACAAGCTCAAGCTAAGTTAAGAGAATTGGCAAAAGTTGCTGGCGTTAGAGTCTAATCTCTAAACAATATAGAGCTATTAAAATGCCAAGCACTAGTAAATCACAACAACGTTTAATGGGAGTTGCATACGCCGTCAAGAAGGGCGATATGCAACTTTCAGACGTTGACGCGACTTACAGAAATAAGGTGTCAGATCTAGTAGACAGTATGACACTTAAACAACTTAAAGATTTTGCAGAAACAAGCCATGAAGGTCTTCCAGAGGTTAAGGAAGATACGATGTTCAGCACGTTGGGTGGAGCGTCTTTATCGAATCTTGGTCCAGGTATGTTGGGTGGGATGGGAGACCCTGTTTTACCCGATGCCGGCTCCGATGGTTCAGGAGATGTACCTGCCGGCCAAGGCGATGCTAAGGAAGAGTATCGTAAGAAAAAGAAAAAGAGACGTAAACTCTTAATGACAATGGAGGAATTCATTGTTGAAAAACAATTAAAGGCATTTTCACCTGATCAACCAGAAGAAGAATCTGTTGGCGGTGGAGATTATGAAAAGGGCTCAGTTCCCATTCCAGATCAAGAAATGATCGAAAAAGGAAATATGCTTAGCAAGGTTCGTCAAATTATTGGCATTGCTAACAATTAATCTGAAACTTTCCTCACGACTGCGATATAAATTACATGGCAGTCAATCAACAACTCTATTTTTTAAAGGCCCTGAACACTATTCGGTCATGTGAAAACATGACTCAATTGGCGGTTGCAGAGTCCGTGATGCAACAATATATTGACATGGAATTATCTTTTGTTAAAGAAGACGAAAACTATGACCATGAATGGCACATGTATACGTTGATGGCTGAACTTTCAACCGCAAAAAAACTTTTAAGTTAATGGGTGCTGAAAATCAAATTGAAGAAATTCTAATGGAGGCTGATGCATACGGCCTTCGTCTAGAGGTGATTGAAACCGCTAAAAAATTCATGGAAGAAGGAATCGAAAGAGTTGAATCGTACGAACTAGCATTTCAAGATTGGGTAAAATGATGACAAATTGGTTAGATTTAGACTATCAAAAACTGTTGAGCGATATCGTTCAAAACGGTAAGATCAAAGAAGACAGAACCGGCACTGGAACAAAGAGCTTGTTTGGAAGGCAGGTTCGCCACGACATGCGAACTGGATTTCCATTGTTGACCACTAAAAAGATGGCGTGGAAAACAATGGTGACTGAACTGCTATGGTTCCTTCGGGGAGATACTAACATCAAGTTCCTCGTTGAAAATGGGTGCAACATTTGGAACGGTGATGCATATAAAGCATACAAAAGTAGGACTAATAATCAAATGTCTATGGATGAGTTCATTGAACTTATCAAAACCAATGAACAATTTGCTGAAATAAACGGTGAGTTAGGACCAATCTATGGTAATCAGTGGCGTGAATGGGGCAGTCAATATGAAACCAATTACATTTTAGGCACTCAAACCAAAAGAAAACCAGGCATAGATCAGATCCAACAGTTGATTGACGACTTGAAGACTAATCCAGATTCTCGCAGATTGATGGTTAATGCATGGAACGTTGAGCAGTTGCCTAATATGGTTCTTCCACCGTGTCACTATGGGTTTCAAGTTTACACCACCGAAATGAGTATTAAAGAGCGTAGATCGCGCTGGGCTGAATCAATCGGGCACAATGATTATTATGCAGTTAACCTAGAACATGAAGATCTTGATGAAAGAGATTTTCCTCGCCGTAAGATTTCATTGATGTGGAATCAACGCTCAGTTGACACGTTCTTGGGTCTACCATTTAATATCGCGTCGTACGGACTTCTACTTACCATCCTTGGTAAGGCCGTTAACATGATCCCAGATGAATTGATTGGAAGTTTGGGAGATACTCATTTGTATCTCAATCACCTTTCACAGGCAAGTCAGCAAATTAGACGTGAGCCATTTGACTTACCATACGTCACAGTTGACATGCCAATCTCTGGCAAAATAGAGGATTTGACACATGACCATATTCGATTGTTCGAATATCAATGTCATGAGCAAATCAAAGCACCGTTAAGTAATTAACTTAACACACTAGAATAAGCCTGAGAGATCAGGCTTTTTTAGGGCTTAGCGACGACCACCTTGGCCTCTGTTCTTCTTCTTGTAGTTTTTACCCGTCTTGTGAACAGAGTTCTTCTTTTTAGCGTGAACGCCCGGTCTCTTTCTTTTAGGTTTGTCAAGAGACATTACTGATGCACTTGCTTTTGCCATTTCTACATAAGTGTGTTATTTGGGTTTATGAGCTATCTATTCGAAAAAAAGTTGCACTTTTTTCACAAAAAGTTTTTTCGGGTCAGATTTATTGGTTATATTTACTTATAACAATTGGTAATAGACACTATGAAAGTAAATCTCAAATCTCTCGCCGTTTCAGCTCTCAGTTTTCTGATCGTAGCTGGCTTAATGAAAGGTTCCGTTCAGGAATTCATTCACTTCGCTGACCCCATTAACGAACTCTTTACCGCCGCCCTTCTTGGAATGGTCGGTATCGCGTCTCTCACAATGTCTTTTGAAACAAAATCAAGTAAATAAATATAATCTAAACCTAAAATAAATTAAAACCATGGTAGCAACACTATCTAACGACGCAATCCTCACGCGGAAAGAGGAATCACTGAATGCACAAGCTCTTCGTAAGACTGTGCCAGTTCGAGACATCAAATTGATCGACGAAAAGACGATCGAGTATCAAGGTCACCGCATTGGAATCACTAATGGTGCTTTCAAGTCCTTGATGAAAATCATTGGAATGAGCAAGCAATTTGCTGATCGCTTTGAACGACTGTTCAATGCTGAAGCTAAAGCTCAATTCATCAATACGGTTAAGAACGCTATGGCTTCTAACCGCGGCAACTTAAGCCAAATCACTTTGGTTTTGAATCCAGTTTCTAAGTTGATTGTCAACTTTACCAAACATTCTAACGAGTTGATCTCAAACTCTCAGTTCATTGAGAATGCAGAAGAGATCATTGATCGCGGTAAGTTTGGAGTAGTAAACTGGACAACTGATCCTGGAACTGGTATCATTACCATCAATGCATTCAATCCTAATGCTTCATGGGCTGTTCCTGGTGATGAAACAGAAGTGTTCCAAGCGGGTATCACTCTTAAGAACTCACCTATCACGGGTTTTCAAGTATCTCCTTACGTAAATCGTATGTGGTGTACTAATGGCTTGACCACCTCAATGGCAGCTGACACTTACAACTTGACTTCATTGACAGCTGATTCAATGGAAAAGTTCAACGAGTACCTTCGTGATCTTGCTAAGCGCCAATTCATGCCAACTGAGTTTGACTCATTGGTTAAGAAGGCCAAGAACACTGCAGCTTCTTTGAAGGAAATGCAATGGGCTCACAAGTTGATTAAAGATGCAGGTGCAGGTGATCGTGCAGACAACTGGATTCCTTTGGCACAAAATGAATTAGCTTACTCTCGTGCTGGAGTTTCAACTAGCGAGTTGAACTCTAAAGAACTTGCTAACGCAACAACTGACCAATCTATCTGGTCTATCGTTAACGGAGTCACTCACTTTGCAACTCACGGTCAAGACATCGTTGAAGGTGTACAAGCACATGATGGTACTCGCTTGATGGTTCAAGCCGGTAACATTCTTGGTAAAGATTGGAACCTTGGCAATCAGGTTCGATCTCCCTTCTCCGGTTTTGGAACCCAAGTTGGAGAATTGCTCAACTAATTCTAATTGAAGAGCGGCCTAGTGCCGCTCTTCTTATCTCTATTCTATGAGTATTCTAACATACGCACAAATCTACCTTGGCCTAGGCATCTTCTTTTCACTATTGATGGATCTAATGCATTACAACATTCGCAATGTAGTTGATGAAGAAACCTACGAAAAGAATCGATACACTACGGCTGAAAGACTATACATGATTTTGGTTTGGCCATTGGTAATCTATTCAGTCATTCTAACCCTTTTTAATGGAACAACAGTTGAAGACTTAGAAAATAAAGTTGAAGCCGAGAAAAAGAAGTTAGAAGATCTTAAAAAGGAAGACGATGCTGAGAATCAGGCTTGAGACATCACCCTGGAACACCCGCCAAGAACAACTTAGAGACAACCCATGGCAGATGATGATCGTCTGTATGATGTTGAATCAAACCAACTACAAACAGGTAGAAAAAGTACGGTATAACTTCTTTGATCGATTTCCAACGCCTGAGGAATTGATGTTTGCATCAGATGAAGAGATCATTGAAATCATTCGATCTCTTGGATTCTATAATCGACGAGCTAAACAATGGAAACAATTTAGCCGCGAGTGGCTCGAATTAACAGACACTTTCAAAGATCCTGTCACCATCCCTGTGGATCGGTTGGGAGATTTAACAGGAGTTGGTAAGTACGCCCTCGATTCATGGAAGATCTTCCAGCTGTATGATTATTCAGTTGATCCGGAAGATCACGTTTTGAACTGGTACATCGATTGGGCTCGTCAAGAGGTTGAAAAGATTGAACGAGAGCAAAACGAACCCAAAGCAACTGTGGTCTATTACTTACACTACGAAGATGAGCGTGAAATGCAATCAGCGTGGAGTAAAAGACAAGATTTCGTTTGTTGCGTGTGGGCTCGAACTCACAGAGAGGCAATTGAAAAGACCAAGAGAATTGCAGGCGGCAAGCACATCAAGATCATGGGTCTCGCCAATGGAAAACCCGAGTGGGTCAATGAAACTAAACACCTTTAATTACGTATAATCTATATGGAAAACAAATCAATTGCACTAGAAGCTCACGAGCTTATTAATAATCGTTCAGAAGAAAAAGATCGTATGTATGGCCCCTTCTCTGAAGGCATGGATCGTGCAGCGATGGTCTTCAACGGTATGACAGGTTTAAATGTTACCGGTCGTGAAATGTACATGGCTTTAATCGCTCTTAAGTTTTCACGTGAAAGCTACAATCACAAGCGCGATAATCTCTTAGATGCGGTTGGTTATATTCAAGGTTTAGAAAACTACATCAACGAGAAGAATGAGTACCCAATTACTGAGTAAAGGAACCCAAGTCCACCATCCAAAATTTGGACGTGGATCCATCAAGGATTTCTACGAGTTTTATAACGTTATATTCGTTGATGTGGTATTTGAAAACCATGGAAATGAACCAGTCTATGTTAAATTAGACGACTTAAAAACGGAGTAATGAAAAGAATTATCGAACATTTTGAATCTAAAAGGTTAGGTCACAAACTACACCAACTTCAAAAGCGCTACAATCGAGCCATCGAAAACGGTTACACTGAAAAGGCTGAAGCGTATAAACGAAGAATAAATTCAATGGTCGAAAAACTATCACATATCAAAGGACATGGAAGCTAACTTCACAATCAAAAAGAACGGTCAAGAATTTATGACCGCAGACAAATTAAACTGGATTTCTTACACGGCTAAAGACAAAGTTGGTAAGAGAATTGAAACCAATCCAGCCCTAAATTATGCAATGGCGCTCGAACTCGAGGTTGCAGATATTAATTCATTAGATCTAGCAAACTTGAAAAAAGCACAGGTAAAAAACTCAGCTGCATATACAAGCCCATTGATTACAAGTGTGGTTGAAAACTCAAGAGAGTATGTCAAATTCGAGTGCGGAGAAGACGTGTTTGAAGTATTGATCAAAATCAATACCACTCCAAAGCCTCGTACATCACCTGTAGGCCCTGCAATGTAATGGCTAGAATGCCTAAACTTGATGAGTTTCACTATCATGAAATGACAGATCGATTGAGCGTCATTATGATGGTGATTGAAAACAATTTGACTCAGCATCCAGTTGCTAAGTTGAATAAAGACATTCAAACGCTAATTGACGAGGCTAACGACAAACTGGCCGAAGCGTATCAAATAGCTGGAAATCTTGAAATAAAATATGAAAATGATTAAAGATATTTTTAGAAGAATACAACGTGTCATCGACTTTCTACCCATGATTTGGAAGGGTTATGACTTTGATTTCCGTTACTCAGTAGAATTATTCAAGCACCAACTTGAACGTCAGGCCAAGTTCTTTGAATCTTCTAAATCTTATCGTCGTGATTCTCTTCATCAAGCTTCTAGAATTAGAACTGTCATCAAACTAATGGACATTGTATATGATGAAAAGTATAATGACGAAATGGCAGTCATGATGGAAAAGATATACGGCGAGCAAAAGTTTGAGTTTATTGAAAACAAAGCAACTGGCATGTATTCTCTTGACATTAGATGGGAAAAGGCAGTTGATGATCAACACAACGAAGAGATCATGCAAATTTGGTCAGAGCAGATGAAAATAACTGCATATAAAACCAAACGAGCCCATGACATCCTGTGGAGAATGATTGAACATAACATAAGATACTGGTGGGATTAAACAAATCCCACTTCGTGTATAAAATAACTAAACGTTTCTTAAAATGAAGATAGCATTAGTACTAGCTAAAGGAGTAGAAGGATGTGGATTGACTCGCCACACCATTGAATTTTACAACTGGTTGATTAAAGAAGGTCACGAAGCAACCATTTACGCAGCAACAGAAAAGATGTGGCCTCGTCACAAGTCAACTGACATTATTGCAACTAACTTTAAGCGCAAAGACATTCCTAAGGTCGCTAAAGAATTGAACGAATGTGATGTGGTCTATTACACTTCATTCCCTCACAAATCAGTAGGTGATGAATTTAACGAAGACTTTATCGAACATTGTGTATATGGTCTAACCAAACCAGTAAAGGTTGGTAACTGCCTTGACCACAACATGGCGAATCTTAATAAGAACCATCGCTATTGGGAGATCATGAGTCAAATGGATGCAATGTTCAATTACTCGTTGACATCTAACTTCGCAAACAAAATGCGTGAGCACGCTCCAAACACTCCATTGATTGAGATGAATCTCAATCCTTACGATTACGATGCTTGGAAGCCTGTTTGGAAATCAGCTGAAAAGCAGACTCGAAGAATCACTTACTTTGGTCGTTTCGCTGGATTTAAGGATCCATTCAGAATGTTTGATTTGATGAACCTTTTGAAAAATGAAGACGTGGTAACTGAAGCTCGAGGCGTTGAACGTTCTATTGGTGCCCTACCAATGTTCTTGAACGATGATCGCACTCCACGTCAAGATGTATTTGAAGTCCATGACACGAAGAATCCAGTCACATATCCTCAACTCACTGATAAGGTCTACATTTACGGTCCTTATAATCTAGCTGAAGGTATGGGTGAGTTGTCAAACTCAATGTTTGGTGCAGAATTCTTTAACCTACCCGAACGCCTTTACGGCTCAATGATTGAGTATGCAATGTGCGAGGTAATTGCAGCAGGTACCATTCCTTTGTTTGATAAACACTGGGGAGATCACGTTATTCACCGTACTGAAGGGGTTCCTTTCAGTCAACTAAAAGATTTTGCAATCTTCGTTGATAAGAATAACGTTGAAGCTTCAATTCCTCAGATTCTAGAATTGGCAGCTGATCACAAGCGTCGAGATGAATTCAGACAGAATTCATTCCGTCTAGCTAAATTGCACAATGCACCTGAAGTTGTTAACACTGATTTGTTCAATGCTATCGCAAGTGTTAATAAAAGACAAACAGAAAAGCCAATTACTTTACAAACAAATTCACTTTTCTAAGTACAAGATATATGGCAAACACAGATAATAAATGCTCAGACCTTAACGTAGAAGATTTCTACACAGGCGTTGAAGACACCTTTGGTCTAATCTACAACAAGCAAAAAGAATTACAAGCTCGCCTTGGATTTGACTTCACAGGTTGGACCCTTAAGCAGATTGCAGACTTTTGGATGGTCAACAAGCACGCTCTAAGTGATGAACTAAACGAAATGTTCGATTCACTAGGAGGTGTTAACGATGGAATTGGTTCAGCTGCATGGAAGTACTGGAAGAAGGATAACGCTAAGGCAGTTGACATGAAAGTTGAAGATCTTAGTGAAGCAGATCGATTGGAACTCTACTATGAGTGGGTTGATGGCTTGCACTTCTTCATGAATTTCGCAATTTCAATCGGTATGACTTCAAAAGATGTAGTCAACCTTTACATGGCCAAGAACGCAGAGAATCACGATCGTCAAAACCGAGGATACTAATGTTATTAGACGTAGAACAAAGAGACAAAGAAGTCATTATTTCATATTACGACAAGGAAGGCAAGGTTAATTTCAAGCGCTACCCTGTTGAGCAATTTAAGAACTGGTACATCACCGATCCAATGGATCGTTATAAACATGAGACCTTGACAAACTGGGACGGTCGTCCTATCAAGTTGGGTCCTGCTCGCCAGTTCAATAAGTTCTCTTTGATCTATTACTTAGACAATTTACCCGAACGAGACAAAGAAGAAATCTTTGCATACAATCTTCCTCGTACATACTTTGTCGATATTGAAACCGAGATCGTAGATGGTTTCCCTAAAGCTGAAGAAGCCAAATCACGAATCCTAACATTCTCAATCATTACGCCAGAACGTAAGGCCATTGTTCTTGGATTAGAAGAACTTTCTCTTGAAAAAGTTAAGAAAATCGAAGCTGACACTAATGAATACTTCAAACAATTCGATCAGGATTGGACCTTTGAATACCGTCAGTTTAAGAATGAACATGACATGGTGGCAACATTCATTTATCGGTTCTTACCTAAGTTTCCGATGATGACGGGCTGGAACTTTATCAACTATGACTGGCAATATATCGTTAACCGATGTAAGCGTCTCCAGATTGACATCAAAGAAGCCTCAATGACTCAATCACTTGATAAGAATGATTCTAGACCGCTGCACATCGGCATCTTAGATTACATGCAATTGTATGATAAGTACGATCGCACGGTCAAGGTAAAAGAATCTAATGCTTTGGATTATGTATCTGGTCAAGTACTGAAGACAAATAAGATCAAGTATAATGGATCCTTACAGGACCTTTACGAGAATGACTTTACAAAATACGTATTCTATAACGTAGTTGACTCATGTCTAGTCTATTATATAGATCAACAGCTTAAGTCAATGGAAGTTCTATTGACCCTGGCTTCAATCACCAAGATGCCTCTCTATAAAGCTGCATCACCAGTTGCTGTAACGGAAGCTCTGATTGCACGTAAGATGTCAGCCCTTAATAAGAGAATTGGATCAGAACAAAGAGATGAAGGTTCAAAGGATGGCCAATATGCTGGTGCTTATGTTAAAGAACCGGTTGTTGGTTTCTATCAAGGTGTATCTGCATTTGACTTTGCTTCACTGTACCCCTCAATCATGCGACAGTTTAACATCTCACCTGACTCATATAAAGAAATCATTCCAAAGTCTGAGATTCCTGAAAGACGAAAGAATGAAGATGAAATCGTCTGTGTTAACGGAGTTGTGTACGATAAGAAAGATTCAATATTGAAGCAAATTCTTTCAGATCTTTACACACAGCGTAAAGAATATAAGGCAAAATCTTACGAGTATTTCACTAAAGCTGAAGAAGCTAAAAAGGTACTAAAAGGATTTTAATCAGTTATTATATTTAGAGCCCCTCGTAACAGCCATGATATATACAATGTATCGTAAAGTTACACCCCGGGTCCATCAGTTCTAATGAATTAAGGACCCTTTGTCGTCTAATAGCAATAGTAAAAAAAATACGTTTTTTAAAAAATGTCAAAATCTCAATTATTTAAAGAAAGAATAGAATTTAAGCCCTTTGAATATCCAATTTATTACACAGAGGGATGGCTAAAACAAGCACAGGCCTTTTGGCTTCATACGGAGATTTCGATGCAAGGCGACGTGAAAGATTGGAATGAAAATCTTTCAGCATCTGAAAAGAATTTGGTCGGTAACATTTTATTGGGGTTTGCACAGACTGAATGTGCAGTTTCTGATTATTGGACCGGCATGGTAACCAATTGGTTCCCTAAACATGAAATTAAGCAAATGGCAATGATGTTTGGTTCGCAAGAAACCATCCATGCAACAGCGTATTCATATCTAAACGAAACATTAGGCCTTGAGGATTTTAAGGCATTCTTACATGAGCCTTCAACAGCTGCACGTTTTGAGTTCTTGATGGGTACTACAGCGGATTACACCCATGAAGATTTGGCTAGGTCAGCGGAAGCTCGAAAAGACGTTGCTCGTTCATTGGCTATTTTTTCAGCCTTTGCCGAAGGAGTAGCTCTATATTCTTCATTTGCGGTTCTATACTCGTTTCAAATGAGAAACCTTTTAAAGGGTATTGGTCAGCAAATGAAATGGTCAGTTAGAGATGAATCTCTTCACTCAAAAATGGGATGTCAATTGTTCCGTCAAATGTGTGAAGAGTATCCAGACCTAAGAAATGCAGTACAATCACAGGTTGAAGAAGCTGCACATCTTATGGTCGAAATGGAAATGAATTACATCGATAAGATTTTTGAAGCTGGCGATCTAGAAAATCTAAATGCATCAGACTTAAAAGAGTTCATCAAGAAAAGAGCCAATGAAAAGCTCAATGAAATTGGTTATGAATCTATCTTTAAGTTTGATGAATCAGCAGCCGCAGAACTTGATTGGTTCTATCACTTAACAGGCGGGCATACGCATACAGACTTCTTCGCAGTACGCCCTACGGATTACTCAAAGGCTGGTGAAGATGAAAACTGGGATGAAGACGATTTGTTTTCTTAAACAGATTTGAATCTAGCGGTATAAAGTACATAAGAATTATAGAATGGAAGAAATTAATCATGGTGAATTTTTAGGATGGGAAGTTGGAGTTGACTTTCCAATATGGGCCAACACTGAAGTTTACGTTAAAACAGTATCTAAA